AGTGTACCACCTAACCCAGCCTGAGCAGCACCCATGAATGCCTCAGTCTGTGGATCAGCAGCATACCTTATTGTAGCATCCTGTGCAGCCTCTTGAGCCGGGGTAAAGCCAGCTACTGTTTGACCTCCATAGTAAGCAGGATTTAATGCGCCTGATCTATACAGGTCTTTAGTATACTCAAATCCTCTCTCTAAATAGGGCTTCTGCTGTTCCCACGGTTCAGTTCTTGTCGTTTGTACTTTTGATCCACCTGACATAATATTCTCCTACTTTGGAACCAGTCTAACGCCAACTAATATACGATCATTCTTATCAGGCGCTCTACCACCAGTTGGCATATACGGGTAGTACGGATACTTACTCTGGTCGAATTCATTATACGCTAGTTCTTCATATCGTTGATTATCTTGATTCCACTGATAAGGACGGTAAGCGTACTTATATCCCTCTACATCTGGCATAGGTACACCAGCACTGTAGGTTGTTTCTGTAGTGCCTGCTCTTGGATCATAAGCTGCATCCATAGCTGGTAGATGCCTAGATGCTTGGAATCTGCCCGGACCTAAAGCAGTTCTTGGTAATGGTGTATCACCCCACATACCTCTTGCTCTCCATGCTTCCATAGGAGTCTTACCCTGTGCAGCCATGTACGCATCAGTTTCTTTACTACCTTGCCCAAGCCAATGCTCTCTACCCCAGTCAGCCATAGACTGAGTATCAGTAGGTATATTGTTAAGGTAATGGTTTAGTAAATCAGGCCATGCTCGAACATAGTTCTCGTACTTGTTCGCACCTTCGTGCATTGCTAATTCGATAGGCACATCAACAGCACCCCTTGTTACTGTCTTAGATGGAGTAACGGGTTTATAACCTAGTAGCCCTACATTAGCAGCAAGATGACCTGCTGGTCCTCTATGTACCGATGGGAATAAAGCACTATTAGCTTGGAGTAATCCCGAAGAAGGTGTAAATGTTGTCGCCATTATTGCATCCTCTGCTTTAAGTCTTTCGTAATGATGTCATAAGAATGTTTCCAGTCTTTTAGTTTTCTTGCCATGCCTTTCCTTGACCATGCCTCAAGGGATGAGCAGCCATGTCTTATAGCATAACCCTCTAACATGGGAAGGAAGTCATACCATAGACCCATATTTTTACCTGCTAGTGTTATAACTCTGACAATCTTCTTCCTTGGATACTGGATAATTTCAGTTACCATAGCTGCTATAACATCCCTATCTTCTAATGCTACCCATAATCTCAGATTAGCAGAGTCAAGATGTTTCTTTATATCCTCTGGTATGAGTTCACCTTCGGCATGACGTAATGCCTTCTCTATTAAGGGTATGACATCATCCCATACCATGTCTATATCTTCTGCTTCTACTAGAGCAACCTTACATGAGGGTGCTACTACAGTTTCAGACTCAAGTTGAGTTACAGTTTTGCCCATGCTGTTCCGTTATGCCAGTAAATTCCTTCCCCGGTTCCACCCGGATTCCAATCGGTCCCATCTGCGTACCTTACGTCACCCTTCCGTGGTTTGGATGGTTCTATATGAGTAGGTTCTAGCCTAAATATAGACTGATTCAATAGGATGTCACCAAGTCTTTTTAGTTCTGTAACAACATAACCACCTAAATCATCTACTTGTTCTGGGAGAGGACCGGGTTCATACCTTGTTACACTCTTCTCTACCCTATCGGCATAGGTTGCCATCAGTAACTCCTTGAGCCACGCTTACCTACATTGTCAACCTCTATAGAATAACCATCTAACTCCCAGTTCATATCAGTGGTAGACTCAAAGCGTACAGCATACAGCTTGCCAGTGCCTCTCACGGATACTTTAGACTGGGTATTAGGATCAAATGTTACGGGAGCATTCCACGATATACCACCCTCAGTAGACATCTGAGTGCCAAGATACACGTTTATAGAATCAGAGCCACTAATGGACATCTTGGGCCATATAGAACTAATACGCTTGACTGTAGTATGATCTGGCTGGCCTTGACCATTCATGGTTAGACCAGTTCTTTCGATGTAAGATACCATATCAGCTGTATCTTCCCTGTTACCAGAACCATCTCTGTATAGTTTTGTATTTGCTGGGTCGGCAAAGAGTAATACCTTATCCTGCAGATCGTAACTCATCGTCCAAGGACCAGTAGTACCCGCCCATGATGTAGTTGTAGAAGCCCAAGTCGTAGATGTGGTTGGATTCCCTACGTTGCCGTACCCAATATGGGCGAGATCGGGTAAATCCCTGATAGTAAAGGTATTGGTTATATAGTTCCATACGATAGCTTTATTAGGGTGGTTGGTCAAAGCACCGTCAGCCGTGAAACAGAATAGTATCTCAGTTCTACCGTAGTCGGCAGCAACAAAACACTTATTAATCTGCGCGCCATCTATTTCTGTAAACACATATTCCTTTAGTTTCTGAGGAAGTATTGGTTTAAGTCTCTGACCATCATTGATATAGAAATTACCCTTACCAAAGATAGCATGACCACCATCAAACTCAGCTACACAGTTCTTTGCTATTGCTCCAATCGTAGGAGATAACTGTCTGAAGGAAAAGATAAAAGGAGTTCCTACAAAACTCATGGAGTATGTAGCATCCTCTTTGTAGATCATGAATGTATCCCTAAGCTGTAACCCGTCTAGGATGTCGCCCTTGGAATCCGCTAATTCGTATTCACCAGCATCAACCGTGCTAGTCGTTTCATTCCATGAGGATGGAACACCTTGTATTCCAGCCTCTGTACTCCACTTCACAACCCTTGGGTAAGATACACCACCACGATTTATATTCAACGCAACCAAGAAGGAGCGAAATGCACGAATAGATTTAGTATATACAGTAACGTATACAGCTGCATCGTCATCATGCGCTGCTGCGGTTGTGCTATTCGCACCCCTAGTGCAGGTTGTAAACGTAGTATCTGTCTTACCTGTGTAGGATATATCCTCAGAACCTATCGTCACAGTGCCAGATGTAGGGAAATCTTCAGTAGAGTCCACAGTAACTGTTGTGGCTGAATCATTTAACGCACCGTTAAGAGCGGTAAGGCTAGGCCAGTTGGTCAAGTCCTGCATCTTGGTATTAGACAAAGGAACACCATCAGTCAGTTCCCAGAACTGTGGTTTATCAACATTATTGGTCATCACTAGGACACCACCTATAATAGTGGATGTCCAGTTCTCATCTGCTGTAGCTGAATACGCGCCAGATGTACGGGTGATATTATACCACTTTGTTGCTCTATTTACTGTAGAGTCATCATCATGTGCAGCAGCAGTGGTACTATCTGCTCCTCTTGTACAGCCAGTAAATGTGGTAGAGGTCTTACCAGTATATGTTATATTCTCTGCGCCTATAGTAACAGTACCGATAGACTCAAAGCTAGCTGTACTATCCACAGTTATAGTGGTAGCACTAGCATTTATCGCGCCATTGAGTAGGGTAGATAAGCTGGTATTATCATAAGCGTAGATAGCTGCTAACCCAGCAACCACCCAGAACTCAGGCTCACCTAGAGTAAGCTGTAGGATATGGTAAGGTGCGACAGGGCAAGTCTTCATCACCTCGGCATAGCCGGGTGTCTTCTTTATAGAACCCTCATCTGTCTTGATGTTATTACCGTCACTCCAAACATTAGGGGGTAGCTGCCAAGGAGATGTCTCCTTGACTATACCTACCTGACCTACTTGATCTATTGGGATAAGAGCCATTACGGTGCTACATAATCAGGATCATTGGGCCAAACATCCTCAGCTGCATCGTATGCTTTGATTGCATCAAGATCAGCCAGTGCATCTATCTCAGTCTCTTTAGTATTTGATGCAGTTCTTACATCTGAGCGATAGGTCTTCCAGTCTGCCGACATTGATGTGCCACCATCTTCCTCTCGTATCCTCATCCAATCTGATTTAGCTAGAGTAGACGATGCTCTGTCCTTTACCTTTGCCTTCATACTGGTCTTTAGTTGATCCACATCTCTATCTGTAGTGGCGTAGCTTATTACGGTCTCGCCATCTACCAGAGTAAGTGTCTCCGCACCAGTATTATGATAGCGTTGGTCAGGTGTCTCTACTCGCGCAGGGGTAATCCCTAACTCAGCCAGTTGTGCCTTACTCCATTTACGGAATATCTGGCGAGGATGAGTCACACCATTTACTGTTATTTCTTTTGGTGTCCTTATGACACCCAATGTATCACTGTGCCACATAATTTACCTCGCGTTTGATGTTTTGAATGGTGATTCTGCGAATGCTATGTAGATATAAGAGTCACCACTGGTATTCCAGTTTGCATCAGTTGATCTAACTTTTAACCCGTTTGAAATAAAATCATAGGCATCAGCAGGGGTTGTTTCCGCTATAGACAAGTTGGGGTAAAGTTTATCATCCACAACATTGTAAGAACTCCGTTTATTGTCAAAAATAAACCAATTCCTAGCAGAAGTATCTGCGTCTTTAACTATTATGCAAGCTGGCTTAAATCCACAATAGATAAATGTTCCATCTACATTCCCGTTACCTTCGTAACTACCTACCTTTGAGTAGCCTTCGATACTTGTGAAACAGTAAGCTATAACATTCTTACTACCTAGAGAGTTAGAACCTCCATCACCCAAACTAAATACAGATGATGTAGGCAGTGTATCATTCCATCCATCAGTTGCTGAATCTGCTTTTCCGCCTGCCTCATTTAACTCCATGTAATAATCTTCTGGTGCGGTTGCGTCCATATATTTGCAGTATGTGTACCAAGAGTATGTTCCATCAATCATTTTTGTAATAATTAGTTCTGGTGTGACCCCCAAACCATGAGCAACAGTTGCTCCACTGGTAGCATTATTTTGAAATTTTACTATGCTAAATCCAGCTGTAGTATTAGCAGATAATCTTGTTGCTGCTATTGATCCAGCTAATGCTGATCCAAGATTAGAACCATCTATCTTGACACTACCAGCAGTTGGTGTTGCTCCTGCACCAGCGGAGTTATCTGCGGTTGGTGCGCCACCAGCTTTCCAGTTCCATGCTACATAAGTTCTCCCAGATTCATCCCAGTTTATT